ACCTCGGAACGTTCGACACCTGCAAGGTCAACACGTAATGCGTTGATAGCGTCACCATAGGTTGATGCTGCGTTGAGGGCTTTGGTAACGTTGGATTGAATAGTCATGATAAATACCTTTAAGGCGGGGACATATGTCCCCTAGTAATGCGGCTAAGAACCCCTAACCGCTAACTCTATTTTACTATGAGGGGTAGCAGCGGCTGTTATAGGGGGCAGGATATGAGTACCTTTGACCCCACCGTACCCCCACCAAGCCTATATCGACCATGCCATGCCACTCCGCCATAAACACTGTTTCGCACCGACAATCCCCAATTTTGTCAAATCACATACAAATTTCACGCAAATTCCGGTAGAAATCCGGTAGAAATCCGGTAGAAATCCGGTAGAAATCCGGTAGAAATCCGGTAGAAATCCGGTAATACAGACCCACCCCCCATCAAAACAACGCCATACACCCCCCAAAACTCATTGAAAATTCATGCAAAATCGTGTCTAACGGTAGACTTCCCCTCTGTACAGGCGAAAAAAAGCCCACTTTCGTGGGCATAAAGTGGGTTCAAGCCCACCAAGGAGAAGCAGTGTCGCCACCACTCTAGTTTTAGTGTACACTGCGGCCATCGAGTCCGCAAGGGCTCCACAGGAATTGTGGAGACTAGTAAGGTACTACGCGCTTATGTTTGAACACCTGATAGATTTTGAGCCACCCGTGGTTTCTGCCACAGGGAAAGACGTTTCTAGTCTGGACAGGGTTATGCCTGAACAGATCCTGAACGCACAGGTCAACACGACCAAATGGCTAGAGCAGCTTGGGGTCGAGGACGACCAAAAGATCTTGCAGGAAGCAGAAGCCTCCGCAGCACGCCGCGTTTTCACAGCGCTGGCAACAAATACCCCACCAAGCGAGGTCAAGACCCAGTTGACCCAACTCAAGACGCCCGAGTCCGTTCGCCATCTAGTAACGATGCTGAGCGCGTATGACTGGGAGTTCGTTGAGCAGGCAAAACAGATGCGTGGCATGGCGGTCGCCAAGATCATTGAAGAGACGAACCACCCCGACGCTAGGATCCGCCTCAAAGCCATCGAGATGCTTGGCCGGGTGACGGAGGTTGCGCTGTTCACCGATCGTCTTGAGGTGAAGAAGACCGACATGACCGATGCCGAGATCGACAAGAAGCTCAAAGAGAAGCTGAACAAGTTCATGAACGTCACCGACGTAGATGTTGTGGACGTCGAGGACTCCAGCCCCGAGACGCAAAGCGTAGCGCCCGTAAGTGAGCAACCACTAACTTCTACTGAAGGCTTTGATGAAGCTTGAGAACCTCACGCTGACAGCCCAAGAGGCGGCGGCTATCCAAGCGGCCATGCCCACCATGAGCTTGATCGAGAAGATCGAAGTGATGGAGATGCTGGAGGAGCGTGAACGGCGCACAGCCCTGACCAACGGGCGCACTAATATGATCGACTTCGCTAAGCGGGTCTATCCGGGTTTCAAGGTCGGCCCCCACCACAGGAAGCTAGCCAAGATCTTCCAAGACGTTATTGACGGCAAGAAGAAGCGCGTCATCATCAACATCGCACCACGGATGGGTAAGTCCGAGTTCAGCTCATATTTGTTCCCGGCGTACTTTCTGGGGAATGATCCTAATAAGAAGATCATTATGGGAACGCATACGGCGTCCTTGTCAGAAGACTTTGGCCGCAGGGTTAGGAACTTGCTCGAAGACGAGGAATACAACGCGCTCTTTCCCGGCACTAGGCTGGCGCAGGATCAGAAGGCGTCGGGCAAGTGGTCAACAGAGGCCGGTGGTCAGTACTACGCGGCTGGTGTAGGTGGTGCGCTGGCCGGACGGGGTGCTGACTTGTTCATGATCGACGACCCGCACTCAGAGCAGGACGTTAAGGCCAACAGCCGCCTTGCATTCGATACGGCTTGGTCATGGTTCCAGACAGGCCCGTTGCAGCGTCTGATGCCCAATGGTGCGATCATAGTGGTGATGACCCGCTGGGGGCCACTCGACCTGACAGGCCGTCTGATCGACTACCAAGTCAAGAACCCGAACAGCCCACAGTGGGAGATCGTGGAGTTGCCTGCCATCCTGAACGAGGGCACACCGAAAGAGAAGTCACTCTGGCCGGAGCAGTGGCCGCTTGAGTCACTCCAGTCTGCCAAGTCGTCTATGGATCCGAGATACTGGAACGCGCAGTATATGCAGCAGCCCACATCGGATACGGCGGCGATTATCTCCCGCAAACAGTGGCGAGTATGGCCGAGCGATGACCCACCAAAATGTGATATTGTGTTACAATCATGGGACACTGCTTTTGAAACAAAGACTTCATCGGACTATTCGGCGTGTACGACTTGGGGCGTGTTCTATAACGAGGAAGAAGACAATAGGCCACAACTTATTTTGCTGGATGCGTTTAAAGAGCGTATGGAGTTCCCAGATTTGAAAGAAGCGGCGCTCAAGCAGTACAAACAATGGGAGCCAGACATCCTAATAGTTGAAAAAAAAGCGTCGGGTGGCCCACTGATTCAAGAGCTCAGGCGAATGGGTATACCCGTAGATGAATTTTCTCCAAGCAGGGGCAACGACAAGGTAGTTCGGGTTAACGCAATTGCCGATATATTTGCATCGGGCAATGTATGGGCACCGGATACTAGATGGGCGCGAGAAGTCATTGAGGAAGTTGCGTCATTCCCCGTTGGGGAGCATGACGACTTTGTGGATTGCGTTTCACTGGCACTATCTAGGTTCAGACAGGGAGGCTTAATTGGAACAACTAAAGATGAAATTGACACACCCCATTCATACGGGCGACGCGCAGCATACTACTAGTTGGACTGCGGCGCGTTTAGCCGGAGAAAAACAATATTTTACCGGCGCTCCATGTAAACACGGGCACGTGTGTATGCGCGATGTCTCTGATCGAAGCTGTTACGAATGCAAATTGGTAAAATCTGCCCAGTGGAAAAAACTGCATGCAACTAAACACGCAGAAATAAACAGCGCGTGGGCAAAGAAAAATCCGGGAAACTGCCGTCGAACGCAGATTAAAAGCCGTAGCAAAGACCCAAAGCGTTATTGGGCAAGTAGTACTTTCCAAAATGCAAAAAAACGGGCCGTAGCTAAAGGAGTTCCGTTTGCACTGACGTTGCAAGACATATATGACCTCGCAGAAACGCACTGCCCCGTGTTTAATACACTATTTGATTTTATAGGAAACGGGCGTATAGTTCCGAACAGCCCGTCCTTGGATAGAATAAAACCAGCTTTGGGGTATATACCCGGAAATGTGGCCGTAATATCAATGCGTGCAAACGCGATAAAACAAAATGCTACAGCGACAGAAATTCAACGTGTGGCTGACTGGCTACGAACAAAAGAGGTGACATTTTGAGCACAAATATCGACAAAGCACTCTACCAACAGCCGCAAGGCATTGACGACTTGGCGCGAGGCGAACCAGCAATGGAGATCGAAATCGTTGATCCAGAAGAAGTCAGTATCAAAGGCCCGGGGTTCGAGCTAGAACTACGCAAGGCCGAAGCTGAGTCCGAAGACTTCTCCGCCAACTTGGCCGATGACATGGACGAAGCGGCGATTGATTCGATGGCTAGTGATCTGGCATCGGATATTGAGAATGACAAGACCTCCCGCAAGGATTGGGAAAAGGCGTACACCGAAGGCTTGAAGTTGCTTGGCCTCCAGTACGAAGAGCGCACAGAGCCGTGGAATGGCGCGTCAGGCGTGTTCCACCCCATGATTACGGAAGCCGTTGTAAGGTTCCAGTCAGAGACTATCACTGAGCAGTTCCCCGCAGCAGGCCCAGTGCGCACCAAGATCCTTGGTAAAGAGACTCCGCAGAAGCAGCAAGCCGCGCAGCGTGTCGAAGCGGACATGAACTACGAGTTGACGGATGTGATGAAAGAGTTCCGTCCAGAGCACGAGCGGATGCTGTGGTCACTGCCAGCCACCGGTTCGGCGTTCAAGAAAGTCTACTTCGACCCATCACTGGGTCGTCAGGTGTCGATGTTTGTGCCAGCCGAAGATGGCATCATGCCCTACGGTACGACGGATATGGACACTTGCTACCGGTTCACGCATGTCATGCGCAAGACCAAGAACGAGATCGTCAAACTTCAGCAGGCCGGGTTCTACCGTGACGTTGACCTTGGCGACCCTACCCGTGAGCAGACTAGCATTGAGAAGGCCAAGGACAAGGAAACTGGCTTCAGTGATCTGAACGACGAGCGCTATATCCTGCTGGAGTGCCACGTAGATCTGGACTTGCCCGGCTATGAAGATGTCGATGACGAGGGTGAGCCCACCGGTATTGCCCTTCCGTACGTAGTAACGCTAATCAAAGGAACGAATGCTGTCTTATCTATTAGGCGGAACTGGCTTGAGAGCGACGACCTCAAGCTCAAGCGTCAGCATTTTGTTCACTACCAGTACATCCCCGGCTTTGGAGCCTACGGCTTCGGCCTGTTCCACCTCATCGGTGGATTCGCAAAGTCAGCCACCAGCATCATGCGGCAACTCGTCGATGCGGGAACCCTTTCAAATCTCCCCGGAGGTCTTAAATCGCGTGGCCTTCGCATTAAAGGAGACGACACACCTATCGCACCGGGCGAGTTCCGGGACGTAGACATCGGCTCTGGCGCACTGCGGGACAACATCCTACCACTGCCGTACAAGGAGCCATCACAGGTTCTGTTCACGCTGCTGGGGTCTATCGTTGAAGAAGGTCGCCGGTTCGCTGCTACTGCGGATATGCAGGTTGCTGATATGTCGGCCAATGCACCAGTCGGTACAACTCTGGCCCTGTTAGAGCGTCAGCTGAAAGTCATGTCGGCTGTTCAAGCCCGTCTGCACTACAGCTTCAAGCAAGAGTTGCGCCTGTTGGCTGGCATCATCCGTGACTACACAGACCCAGACTACGACTACGAACCCGATCGTGGTGGCCGTCAAGCCAAGGCCGAAGACTATGCGCATGTGGACATAATCCCCGTGTCGGATCCTAATGCTGCCACCATGTCACAGCGTGTTGTGCAGTATCAGGCAGTTATCCAACTGGCCCAGATGGCTCCGCAGATTTATAACTTGCCGTTGCTACATCGGGGTATGTTGGATGTTCTGGGTATCAAGAACGCAGATAAGCTCGTGCCACTGCCGGACGACCAGAAGCCAAAAGATCCAGTGACGGAGAACATGGCCGTGCTCAAGGGTGAGCCGATCAAGGCATTCTTCTACCAAGACCACGAGTCCCACATCAAAGTCCACATGGCCGCGATGCAAGACCCAACGATCATGCAGTTGGTCGGGCAGAACCCGAACGCTCCGAAGATCATGGGTGCAATGCAGGCACACATCGCTGAGCACGTTGGCTTCGCCTACCGCCAGAAGATCGAGCAGCAACTGGGTATGCCACTGCCACCGGAAGACGAAAAGATGACACCGCAAATCGAACTGGCTCTGTCAGGGATGATGGCGCAAGCTGCACAACAGGTTCTTCAGCAGAGCCAAGCCAAGCAAGCCCAACAGCAAGCTCAGCAACAAGCCCAAGACCCACTGATCCAGCTTCAGCAGCAGGATATGCAGATCAAGCAGGGCGAATTGAAGATCAAGCAGGGCGAACTCGACCTCAAGACCAAGCAGCAGCAGATTGATGCAGCAGCCAAGGCCGACGAGCAGCAGCTTAAAGAGACGATGCTTAGCAGCAAGATGGAGTTGGAAGGTCTGCGTACCGGATCGCAGATCAAACAGGCGGATGCCAAGTTGCAAGCCGACCAAGAACGTGCCGGTGTCCAGATGGGCATCGACATCGCAAAGACCCATCACCAGATGGCACAGAAGAACCAACCACCGAAAGGCCCAGCGGCTTGA